CCAAAGAACCTTGTTGCCGGCAGCAACATCACGATCACCGAGACGCCGACGACGATCACGATCACCGGCGACGAGGGACAGATCGAGTTGCAGGACGGGACCGCAGCTGCGCCGTCTTTGTTTTTCGTCAACGATCCGGACACGGGCATTTACCGTCCGAGCGCAAACACTTTGGGAATTTCAACGAGCGGCGTGCAACGGCTTTTTGTTGATGAGGACGGCGTGACAACAGTCTCGGGCGGAGCCTCCTTTGACGGCGAAGTTCGCGCCGCAAACGGCAACGCAAACCATCCAACTTTTTCATTCACAAGCGATCCAGATACCGGACTCTATCGACACGGGCAAAACGAGCTGGGCGTGAGCATTGGCGGGACAGAGCGTGCTGTTTTCACAAGCACGACTTTTACTATCACGCCGAATCTTGTCGTGAGCGGAACCGGGACGATAAACGGAACGTCGATTCCTGCGAGCAAGACGCTCGTCGTGACGACCGATAAGATTTCGGCACTTGCGGCCACGACTTCGGCAGAGCTGGCCGGCGTGATTTCTGACGAAACCGGCACCGGCTCTTTGGTGTTCGCGACCTCGCCGACGCTCGTGACACCGGCACTCGGAACGCCGAGCGCTTTGGTCGGCACGAACATTACCGGCACCGCGGCAGGACTGACGGCGGGCAACGTGACCACAAACGCGAATCTGACCGGCGATGTCACGAGCGTCGGCAACGCCACGAGCATCGCGGCGGGCGTTATCGTTGACGCGGACATCAACGCGAGCGCGGCCATCGCAGACACGAAGCTCGCGACGATCAGCACGGCGGGCAAAGTCAGCAACTCGGCGACCACTGCGACCTCTGCAAACACCGCATCGGCCATCGTCGCACGCGACGCGAGCGGCAACTTCACCGCCAGCACCATTACGGCAAATCTCACCGGAAACGTGAGCGGCTCGTCTGGCAGCACGACCGGGAACGCCGCCACGGCCACGGCGTTGCAGACCGCCCGCGCAATCAACGGCGTGAACTTCGATGGAACCGCGGCGATTATTGTCACGGCGGCGGCCGGCACGCTCTCGGGGACAACGCTCGCGGCCGGCGTCACCGCATCCTCGCTGACCTCGCTCGGCACGATTGCGAATCTCACCGCGACGGCCGGCACGATTGCGACCACGCCGAGCGGTTCGACCGACATCGCCAACAAGCTTTATGTCGATACCGTTGCGCAAGGACTCGACGCGAAAGCCTCGTGCGTCGCAGCGACCACGGCGGACATAACTCTGAGCGGAGCGCAGACAATCGACGGCGTGAGCATCGTCGCGGGCAATCGCGTGCTGGTGAAGAACCAATCGCTCTCTCAGAACAACGGAATTTATCTTTGCGCCTCGGGATCGTGGACACGCACGACCGACGCGAACACGTGGGACGCTCTGACCTCGGCTTTCACGTTTATCGAGCAGGGCACGACGAACGCCGATTGTGGTTTCGTTTGCACGGCGAACGCAGGCGGGACGCTCGGCACGACCGCTCTGCCGTGGTCGCAGTTCTCGGGCGCAGGCACGTTCACCGCCGGCACCGGGCTGACGCTGACCGGCTCCGTCTTCTCGCTCACCTCGCCCGTCGCGGTGGCGAACGGCGGCACCGGACTGACGAGTCTCGGCTCTGGCGTTGCGACGTTCCTCGGGACGCCATCCTCTGCGAATCTTGCGGCGGCGGTCAGCGACGAAACGGGATCGGGCGCGCTCGTGTTCGCCACGAGTCCGAGTCTCACGACGCCGAATCTGGGGACGCCATCGGCGGCGGTGCTGACCAGCGCCACCGGACTACCTCTGACCACCGGCGTCACCGGAACGCTGCCAGTCGCAAACGGCGGCACGGGCGTCACAACCTCGACGGGCACGACCAACGTAGTGCTCAGCAACAGCCCAACCCTCGTCACGCCAATTCTCGGCACGCCTCAGAGCGGCACGCTGACGAACTGCACGGGCCTGCCCATCAGCACGGGCGTGTCTGGTCTCGGCACGGGCATTGCAACGGCTTTGGCGGTTAACACTGGCAGCGCAGGCGCTCCGGTGCTGTTCAATGGTGCGCTAGGCACTCCGACAAGCGGCACGGTCACGAACCTGACGGGCACAGCGTCGATTAACACAAACGGAGCGCACAACGGCACAGTGGGAGCCACGACGCCGAGCACGGGCGCGTTTACGACGTTGAGCACCACCGGCTCTATCTCGGTTGCCGACGCCGCTAATGGCATCCTATTTACAGCGGGAAGCGGTCGCGTCGGTGGAGATGCAACCAACAGCTTCCTTAAAAATGCTTCCGCAGGAGGGAGTATTCTAATGCAGAGCAGCACCAATGCGACGATTGGGGCGTTCACAAATACCGGCCTAAACTCCACGGCCATCGGAGCGACGACCCCGAGCACGGGCGCGTTTACGACGGGCAACTTTTCCAGCACTCTGTTCGCGGGCGGAGTCACGACCTTGCGCGGTGCGAATGTGCCCGTCGCAAACAACTCGGGATTTCTGGTCGTTGGTTCTTCTGACGCTGCTGGAGCTAATTTAGGTGGTAGCGTAGGATTCACTGCGAACACTACATCACTGTCTAATTACCCAATGGGTAACATTTCGGCGCGGCTCATTGCGACCGGCGCGGGAGTTTATCGAAGCTACATGGCTTTTGCCACGACCGACGCGGCTGGAAGTGTCGCCGAACGGATGCGGCTAACTGATACCGGCCTCGCCGTGACGGGGGCGTTGTCGAGCACCACAGGAGCCAGCTTAAAAGGAGCGACGACAGCAATTGTTGGAGGTGTTGATGCCAACAGCGGAATTTCTATCGGCGCAACGGTAACAGATCAACCATTCGCTAGTTTCAGGGTGTCTGACAATTCAGAGCGTGCGCGATTTGCGCTGGAAGATGCAAACTCAGCATCAGGAGATTTGCTCAAAATTTCAGTCTTTGGTAGTGGTGGCGTCGTAAATGTTTTAAGTTTGCGAGGCGGCAATGCGGGCAATGTTGGAATTGGAGTCACTGCTTTTGGCACATCTGCCTCAAAGGTTCTCGGCATCGCCAACGGCACCGCGCCAAGCTCCTCACCCGCAGGCATGGGCCAGCTCTACGTCGAAGCTGGCGCACTCAAATATCGCGGCTCCTCCGGCACCGTGACTACCATTGCAAACGCTTAAACACATGACCACCGAACAAGCACTCCAGAACCTCTACGCAGGCAGCCGTCTGGCTCCATTACCCGCCGATCAGCATGAGTTGCTACGCAAGTGCGCGGAGCAGCTCGCCGAGGCGTTAAAGCCAAAGGAACCGAAAGCCGAGTAACATGGCCGGAACTAGCGACACGAACTGGCGCAGCTACGTTGGGCCGCAGGACAACGGGCTGACGGTGAACGCGGCTGAGTGGCAGGCTCCGCTTGATCCTGAGAACTACGACGATCTCTTGAAGGGCTCCAACGTGTCGCACCTCTGCGTGTCAGGTCTCACCATTCCAGCGTCGCGGGAGGACAGCATAGACTTCGTGCGCGGCAAAAACTACGTCGTCCAGCATTGCACGGTCGCTGGGTCGATCACGGCCAAAGGCTCAATCGACGGGCTGTCGCTCTACGGCTGCGTCATTTCGGGCACGATTGAGCTGGGCCAATACGACAATTACTGGAGCCGAGGCCGCGCTCCCACGCGCATGGTTTCTTTGGTGAATTGCTGTTCACCCGATGGGTCGCCGATTCGTTTGAAGCTCTGGGATGCGGAGATGCCGCGCATCGAAGGCACCGAGGTGAGCGTGACGCGAATTCCGAAATGGGTCTGGCTTCCCTACTTTCTGTTCCGGCGTTTGACGAATCCGAAGAGGGTATAACCCATGTTTCCGCTCGCTGAAATTCTAGGCATCGGCACGAAGCTCATCGACAAGCTGATTCCGGACCCAGAAGCCAAGGCGAAGGCGCAACTGGAACTCGCGCAGCTTGCGCAGAACGGCGAGCTGGCGAAGATGAACGCGGACCTCGAAGCCTACCGCGTCGAGCAAGACAACCTGACCGACCGCCTCAAAGCGGACATGGCTTCGGACTCGTGGTGGTCGAAAAACATTCGGCCAATGACGCTCGCGGCGATCCTTGCCGGCTACTTTATTTTCGCGGGCATGTCAGCCTTTGGATACAACGCCAACGAGTCTTACGTTTCGCTGCTCGGTCAGTGGGGCATGCTCATCATGTCGTTCTATTTCGGCGGGCGCACTCTTGAGAAAATCATGGAGATGCGCAAAAAATGAACGAGCACAAAGACCTGATGGAAGTGGCGAAGCTCTGGAAAGAAACGGGCTGGCTGACTGCGGTCATCGGCGGCGCTGGCATGGTTGCTCGCCTACTAGCCAACCCGATTCAAGGGACGATCTGGGACAGCGTGCGGCGCGTCATCATGGCGGCCATCGTCTCGACGCTCGCTTGGTTTATCGTTGAGCAGATCGAAGTCAGCTCACTCGTGAAGGCGGTCACCTACGGCGTCGCCGGGCTGCTCGCGCCGGAGATTATCGACGGACTGACGACGCTGGCAAAAAAGTATTCCAAGAATCCGGGCAAGCTGCTCAAGAAATAATGAACCCGAAGGTCATCACGGCGGCGCTCGCCGCGGTCGTCGTTTGTTTCGCAGGCGTCGGAGTGGTCACGGTCAAATCGGTCTCGAAGCACATCGCGGCGAGCGACAAAGAATTTGCGATGACGAGCAACGTGCTCAGTCCGCTTTTCGACATTTACGGGCTGGCTATCGTGGACGGTCAGGCAAAGGCAAGCAAGGGGCTGATCAACGCGAAGGACTTTTGCAAGCTCCAAGCCGAGGCGGAGCGATTGCTCGCAGAATTCGGCAACCCGACAGAACTCGTGGCGCAGCACAAACTCGTTGCAGCCTACCTCAAAAAAGCGCGGTCAGCCTGCGACGCCGGGCAAATTGAAACGCTCAACTCGCCGGCCATGACTGCCGAACTTTACGCGGTCATCGAGCCGATGACGGCGCTGATCAACAAGGCGCTGCACGAAGAGCTGACGCTTTCGCGCACGCACAAGGACGCCTCGGACCAAGCTCTGCTCACGTTCGAGCGGTTCGCCAGCGTCGCGGCCGGCCTGGGAATCGTCTTTGCGGTCGCTCCCTGGATCGGGGCGAAGAAGAAGCCGGTCGTCACAATCGCTCCGAAGGGTCGGAAAAAGAAGACCAAGCGCTGATCGGTTTTGACGGCCATCGCTTAGGCGATGGAACCCGTCATTACATTTGCAGCGTCCGCAGGCGTCATCGACGCACAGGCCGGCATCATTCGCGGCGTCTCGCTCATCACGAAAGGGCCGGCGCTCGGGCACGGCGTGATGATCGACGACCTGACCTTGGAGCAAGTGAAGACCGCCGCCGAGCAATACGCGGGCGGGCTCAAGGTGAAGCTGAACCACAGCGGCGGTGCCGGCGACATCGTCGGCTACATCGACGCGCTGCGCATCAGCGGAGAAAAGCTGCTCGGGGATTTGCACCTTCTGCAAACCTCGCCACATCGCGCCTACATTTTGGAGATCGCCGAGCGGATTCCCGACACGTTCGGGCTCTCGATCGCGTTCTCGGGTCCGTCGGAGAAATCGTCCGACAAGCTCACGACTTTGCAACGGTGCTCGGAAATCTACTCGGTGGACCTCGTCAGCGAACCCGCTGCGAACCCGAACGGATTTTTTGCGCGCAAACTCAAACAATTTGAGAGCGACGCCAGCGAGTCGCCGGAAGCAGAAATCAAAATCGAAATTCCTATGAACGACGAAATGAAGAAGGCCATCGAAGGCATGATCCAAAGTGCCATGATGAGCATGAATGAGAAAGTCGCGAAGCTCGAAAGCGCTCTCGCTCCGAAAGAAGACAAGCCTGCCGCCATGAGCGCGCAGAATGAAGTCGTGCAGCTCGCCGCGAACACCGCTGCGCTCGCCGCAGTCAAAGAATTTGCCAAGTCCTTCGGTGCGCCAGCCGCTCCGATTGCCTCGGCCGAAGCAGTCAAACCCGTCGTGCAGGTCCAGAAGTTCGAGGACATCGTTGCCGCTAAAGCCACCGAGCTAAAGGGCGACAAATCCTCGGCCATCACCTTCGCGATCAAAAACCATGCCGAGCTTTACGCTGCCTATCGCGCACGCGTTCAAGCCGGCGAACTCGTCAAACTCTAATACCAAACTACCATGGCAACTTCCTACCAAAACAGCGGCACGTTCGTCGCGAACGCGGCTATCACCGCCTTCCGGCTCGTGTCCATTTCCAGCAACCGCGGCGTCGGTCTTTCCGCCACCGCTTCCCTGCCTGACGGCGTGGCAACGATCGACGCTGCAAGCGGCGACCTCGTCACCGTTCAGTTCCTCGGCGGCAACACGGTCAAGGCCACCCTGCTCGCAGGGCCCGTCACCGTAGGTGACACCTTGTTCACGACTGCCAACGGGACCGTCGCCATCACCGGCACGATCACCGTGGGCAAGTCGCTTTCCACCGCCTCTGACGCTTCGGCCATCATCGAGATGCTGCCGAAGAATCTCTAACCCTTAAAAAATAAATTACCATGTACAGCAATTCAGCAGCAATCTTTCGCGCAGACATCGCCGGCGTAGTCGAGCAGGCTAAGGAGCTTGAGGCGGGCTTGATCGGGACCCAAGTGATGCCGATCTTGGACGTTCCAGTTCGCGCCGGCCAATACCCAACGTTCGTTCTCAAAGAGGGCCAACTCCTCAAGAGCGACATGAAGAGCCGCTCGCCATACAGTGCTTACGCTCGTGGCACGCGCGCCTTCACCCAAGACACCTACACCGCTCTCGAATACGGATACGAGGAAGCAGTCGACGATACCGTCGAGCTGGACATCGCTCGGTTTTTCGACGCAGAGACGATGGCAGCCAAACTCGCAAAGCGCAAACTGCTCCTCGCGCACGA